CAACAGGTCTGAAGCGTGCTATGTCTTCTATAGTTATAAACTGTTTCATTATGCTTGTGGTTGAGGTGCTGGGTCTTCTGATTCGCCTATACCAAGTAAAGAATCAATCTGCTCATTAGTCAGACCAAATCCACCTTGTAATTTTATTCTAGCATCAGCTTCTGAAATTTGGCCCTTGCCAAATTGACGAAGGATACGAGAGAAGTTCTGTGCTTGACGGCCTGTCATATTTTTCAGAGCTTCGTTTATCTCAACAGCTCCATCACCATTAGCATCTTGGCCTTCTTGTACATAACGCTGTGGTGTGATATAGGCATCTGTTTGAATGGGATGCTCCCAATAACTAAACAGCATAGAAAACAATTCACTTATATCAGCTCTTCTATTTCTAGTACGCGAATTGAAATAAGTGTAAGCATTCTCCATATTGTCTTGATTAAACATTCCAGACTCAGGACGAACACCAAGAAGTTCTTTTGGCATAGCTTCGTTTTCCATGATAGCATCTACACAAGACTTCTCAGTAAATTCGAAAAGCTTATCAAGGTTGGCTGGTGTAAGAACCTGAAATATATCAGAGGCTTTACGTGTACCGGTTTTATCTTGTAAACCAATAGTAGAGCCTGCACGACGCGCGCCTTTCTTGCTAGCTATAAGGTCTTTGAAAGCATGCTCTTCAGCTAATGAACCAAATTCACCTGGATACACAATAGCAAGAGTAGCTAAAAATGATTGACGTACGTTACCTATCTTAGATTGGCCAATCTCAAATTGGGTTTCAGCATGATCAATAACAGGATCAAACGTAGCATTAGGGTAAACAAACTCTTCTGGTGTTCCATAAAGAATCTGTCCTTTGTATTTATCAATACCACCAGCTTCATTAATCTCTAATGCTATTTGATTAGGATCAGGATTAAAAGTAGGGTAGTAAATTATTTGTCTGTCTTTACATTCCTTTCTACCATCACGCTCCCAGTTTGTAGAATAGGCAAGTTGTTTTACTCTGCCATTTGAATCTGCAAGACCAAAGCGAATGTAAGAAAATGGAACAGGCTTTATTGAACTAATTCGGAAGTTCATATTATAGCCAATGTGGAGGCATACAGTATTCCATTTGCTATAAGTCTTAGTCACTTGTCTAAGAACTTTATTAGCTGTCATGCCTTTAAGTCCACTAGAGTTGAGAATAGTCTTAGCAACAATTTGATCCGCGAAGCCTTCGCCATTCAAGAAGTCAGCGACAACATCACACACTGATTTTAGTGTGTAAGATCCTTTTACAACTTCCTCAGCTCTTTGAGGATATAAATTATCTACGCCAAAGCGTTGGATAAGATCAGTTGTGTCTACTAAGGTAGGATTCCTTTTTGTTAGTACTCTAGGTGAATCGTATACAACCATAAAGATTTTTATATTTAAAAAGTAAGGAGCCAGTTACGACCCCTTACTCAATCAACAAAAATACGCCAGGCAACGTATATTATTTTTCATCCTTAGCTTTCGCGATAGGAGTCTTGACAGCAGGAGCATCTTCAAATTTATCTACTAAGCTTGGGAAGTCTTTTACAAGAGCTTCATATTTCTCATCAGTTAAATTATCTTGATTAATCTCTGCACGTCCAGCAAGAACTATTCTTTCTGAAACGTCTTTAAACTTCTTAGGCATTAGGTTACAATTAAGTTAGATACACTTGTGATTGCACCTTTAATTGTGGTAATCTTCAACTTGTAAGACCCAGCAGCCATGGCTACAGTGTTAAATGTAATTGAAGTATTAGACGCAACAGTATAAGTAGTTTGAGTTACCACAGCTCCAGTAGAGTTGTTAATCCACTCAAGTTTAAGTACACCGTTATTCGTACCACCACCAAAGTATCCTGTACCTGTGATTGTCAATGCAGTACCACCAGCGGCCGCAGCAGCAAGAGGAGCAATAGTCGTAATCGTAGGTAAAGACAAATATCCATCAATCAAAGCACGTGTAGCTGAGTAATCAGTCATAAAGAAAGTCTGAGGAAGCTTAGCTTCAAATTCGTTTTCAGGAGAAGCAAGAGTTACCTTTACAGCACCCCCATTTTCTTGAACTGCACGAATCATTTCAGTACATTCCATTCCAACATTCAGACCGCACACTTCAAAAGTGTTGGCATCTTGTTTAGCATTTTCAAAAATAGCTACGTATCTTCCTTGAGCAAGTCTCTGTAAGTTGTTCTTAGAGAGTTGATCGTACTCAAAGTAAAAGAATTCTGCAGTATGTTTGTAAACACTTTGACCAGATGGAGCCGCTACTCTTTCATATTTAGGTTTCAGAGATTGTCTGATACCTTCAATTGAGTAAGCAGTTTCACCTGAGAGCAATGCAAGCGCTGTAATAACGTCCACACCATTCGCAGTATAACCAGATAGTGCCCTTTTCTCAATAAGCACGAGTCGGCTATCCGCGCCTACTCCACCCTGTAAAATTGTTGCAGGGTCAAGTACTGAACTCTTAAGCAATGTTCCTAAAGGCATTACTCTTCGATTTTAGTGTTAAGCTCTGCAATAGTTATCTCCTGATAAGCTACTCCAGATAGTCTGTGATTCTCTGCGTGATTCCTACCTTGTGTGGTAGGCAAGAAAATGCTTCCATCATCTGCTACAATGATAGAGTCATACGTAAAAGATTTTGCATGAGCTTCGATATACTCCTTAGCTCTTTTCTTATGAGAGAACTCTGCTACTTTAGCAGAGCCCTCTGGTTTTTGTTCTTTCGCCATTTTGCGTTTTTAAGTGATTAAGCTCTTTCAGTTATGATGGCACCAATGCACACCTGACGTGGAGGGATGGCTTTAAATCTCATTTGGAAGCCAACTTCGTTTGCACGCTGTTCAGGGTTGATTTCTTTTTCTTTGTGGAACATCTCCACATCACCCATAATCTTCACGACTTCTTTCTTCACAAATACGGTAGATGCAGGAACATCATTAGTGTTATCAACTGCAGCACCAAATGCTTTCTTAACCCAAGTTGTCTTGGTATAAGTAGGAGTCTGTGAGTAAGGCTGGATATCAAAACCAAACAGTGGTAGAACTTCACCAGCTTTTAAGTTGGCAAATGCTTTGAAGAGAGCTGTATCGGCATCCATCAAATCTTTTCTGTGCACAGGATTCAGAATGATCTTCCGACCTTCAGTAGGATAATCCAGGTTGTCAAAGCGTTCTTGCATATCGGAAATATCCTGTAATTGCATTCTCTTACCTTGTGTTGAAAGAGAACCGATAGTTCTCAATGCACCGGTAGTGCGTGTTACAGGAGTTGCTGCGGCATCAGCTGCGGGAGCATAGTTCCAGATAGCTTCTTTAGTAGTATCGAGTGCCAATTTTTGTTTGTGCTGCTTAATCACTGATTGCAGTTTGTCATAAGAGCTTTCAATCTCTTCCAGGTTACGCACACGGGTTGTGGTAGTATCATAAGTATCAAGTACAATAGTACCAGCGGTGTCAGTTCTTTGAACCGCTACAATTGGCCATACTGCGTTGTTCTTAAGAACTACAGGATCAGTTCCGATGTTTGCAAAGTTAATAGTATTATATTCTACCCATTCAGACCAGTCGTCCACGCCTTCGAGCACAGGTTGCTCAGCATAGAAGTTCTCTTTAAGAATGTCTGTCCAGATTTCTTTGTTAACACCAGCAAATAAAGCATGCTCAGGAAATGATTCTGAGTATACAATATACACAACAGCTTTCACTGTGAAGACAACTGCTGATGTCATAAGCGGATCCAAGTGGATAGCTGGCTCAGCAGATGCAGCATAAGCAGAGATGCCACAGCCGATAAGGAGTGACATTCCAATGCTGCAGAGTAGCGATAAAATAAATTTAGTTTTCATTCGTTATTTAAACAGTTTTTAAAGGTTACAAAATTGAGAATACTTTAGATTGTTGGAACCTTGCCGTATTTAGCGAGGTACAGGCGCTTATATTTTTCAGGATCGTTTTTGCGCATTGCCATGTGTTCACCGGCTTTAAAAGAACGATCCCACTCCTTAACGTCTTCAGCGCTTGTAGACGATTGACCGCTTGGAGGCGTGTGTGAAGTCTTGATACCATTTTTAATCTCAGTCAGACTTGCTGCAAGAGTTTCTTTAACGATTTTCTCAACGTCTTCTTTTGTCATACCAGGCTTTTGTGCTTTCATTAAATTCAAAAGTTCTGTGAGTTGACCAGCCATTGCTTGTTGGCCTTCACCTGCTGGTGCTGCAGCTGGTGCAGTAGTAGCAGCCTCTACTTTAGTAATCTTACCGGCTGCAACAGTAATTTTACGACCGTCCTTAAGTTTCATCTCACCATCTTTCACGGGTTCCTGTGAAGGATTGCCTGCATCATCAACGCTTGATACAGCTACTCCTTCAAGTTTAGAGGCATCTTCGGTTTCAGCATTCAGCTTTTTACCGCCTTCAAGTTCCACGACAAGAGCGAGTTTATTGCCCTTAAGTACGTTGAGCAGCCTGTCCAATAACGAGACTGCATCATTTTCTTTTTTGTTAGTTGTCATTTTATATGCTGCTATTTTATGAGCCATGTATACATCAGTTGCAAACTTAAGAGAAACAGCTTCATCAGAACTGAATTCTGTTTCTGCTTTCATCAAAGGACTAAGAGCTTCTTTCGTTAGTCCTGTTTGCGACATATAAAAATTCTGAAGATCTTCTTCAGATGCGCGTAATTCTTTTGCTTCTGCTTCAAGAGCATCAGCGTTTCCTGAAGTATTAGCCACCCAAGGATTGTGAATAAACCACATCTTCTCTCCCTTAAGTGCTAGGCGCTTTTTTCCACCAAACCAAATCTTAGTTCCTATACTTCCTATAGGGCCGGTCTGTTTCATCGTAACATCATACTGACCCCACAAAGAAATAAGATAATTATAGATTGCATCTCCCACGTCTTTACGACCACCAGGGGTTTCTATATTCACTACAATTTCACGAGTACCTTCAGGAGCAGCAGCTACTTGGGCTACTACACTTAATAGTGAAACTCCTTTAAACTCATGCCCATCAATTCCAAAGTTACCGATAGGGCCTACTATATAGATATTGTGTTGCTTCATAATACTGCAATTTAATTAGTTTTAAAGTGATTTTAGGGCCCATATTTTTGTCCCAATTACTTGTTTACGGTAGCTATGGCGCGCCTCACAGTCTTCTCTGATGTATTCATTTGTTCGGCAGTTAAGAATAGAGCTGGTTGGTATTTAGCTCCCCCGGCACGAAATTCTATAAACTTTGCATAAATTTTACAGTAGTCTATTATACCACCTTTAAGGATTTTCTTGCTGATGACTGTGTCAAGAGCTCCTGAGATATACATTTCAAATATTGTCATAATAAATCTGCATTAGCTTCTACTTGAGCAACTCTTGATTGACCATTATTTATATCTTCAACAATTACTATAGGTGCAGGTTGCGCAGCTATAGCAGCTGTAACTACTTCGGCAACTTCTTGTGCGGTTAATCCGCCATTACTTCCAGCACTCACAGCAGCTTGTCCTCCTTCAGCTCCATAAGTTACAGGTGAATCAAACCAGGAACGTCCACCATGTTTTTGATTTCTTCTAGACATGCTACTTAAAAATTCTTGATGCGCTTCTACTTTAGCGATAAACATTCCTTCATCTTTTTGAAGTTCTATTTGATGTCCATCATCGCCATAGTATTTAGTTCCACCTTGACTATGAGGTTTACCGCCTACTGTATGCCAGCGTATACCTCTTGGAACTTGACCGCCTTGTGCACCGACAAATTGAGACCGTTTAATCTCATTAACTTGCTTCATTCCAAATACAAGTGCTGCTGCTGCTGCTACTGCACCAAGTATAGGCCCTACAATTGGAA